CGCGCCGTTAGTTTTAGCGGTAAGAAACCGATACGGATTCAAAAAATTGACAAACCCGGCAAATAAACATACGATGAGTAGTGTTGTAAATACCGCCCAATTATTTGCCATAACATCCCACGATACGAACCCTATTAATAAAATAACCGACAATACAATAACCGGAAGATAGTTTAATAGTGTTTTTATGTGTAATGATTCTTCTAACGGCGCTGTCGGCGGTGCCGGTGACGCCGGATTCATAGTATTATAATTATAATGATAACGACACCCAGTTATAATTATAAGATATATTAATGCGGCCTTCGCATCGCGTTTCTAGAGAAACGACATCGCCGTCTTTTTTCCGTGGCAATCCCGACACAAAGCGACTAAATTATCCACGTGGTTGGACCCGCCGTGTTCTAAAGCAATGACATGGTCAACTTCAAACCACGCGGGCAATTGACGCTGGCAGTCTCCGCATTTCCAACCCTGCTGTGCCGCGACATACTTCTTCTTGGTTTCGCTCACACTGCGCTTGCTAGAATTTTTACCGGAGTTGAGGATACGGCGTTCGCTGGCGCTGCCACCACCGCCCCCCTGTGACGACGGCGCCCCCATCGCACTACTCATCGCGCGGCCAATCGCACTGCCACTACTCGCTCCGCCCATCGCTCCGCCACTCGCTCCGCCCATCGCACCGCCGTCGTTCGGGGACGGACCCCCGGTCATATCAAAAAACGGCGTTATCATATCCGCGGTTCCCTTGCTTATCGGCATATACTTAATGATATCATTTGCGTGATACATCAACTGCCTAGAGTTTTCCGGATTACGGCGCAAAAACAAGAAGAGCGAGAGACCCGCGAACGCAAACATCGCCATCTTCATCCATTTTTGATTGCTCTGAAACATTTTCATCAGGTGACCGTCATAGTATGTGTTTACAATAAGGAATGCTGCGACAATAAAAACGATATACTCGGCTTTTACCATTGTGTGTTATATATAGCAGCGAATAATATCACCGGCATAACCCGCTTCACCGATTATGGTCCGCTTGCCCGACAACGGCATAACCCGCTTCACCGATTATGGTAATAATACGCCGCATATCCCAGCCCCGCCATCACCAGTAGATACACCAGCCTCTCCCGGTATTTCAGCTCCTCCAGGATTTGTATCGGTTTTGGGCGATAGTGTAAATAATATCTCTCAAGCGCATCATGTAGCGACATCTCGTCCTTCATAAGGAGCACATTATACCGATTATGGATGAAATGGACCCACTTGATAAACGAATCGCGGCTATCTAAATAAGGCGTAATCGGGTATTTATCCAACATCCGCGCAAACTCCGACGACATTTCGGGGTCCGGAATCAGCATCGGGAAATTCTGGATGAAGTCGTAGTATTTCTTACGCGTGACATCATTGACGTGGTCTGGATAATTCACCGCCGCAGTCATTAAAACAAACCAGTATTGCGGACCCCATATCCTCGCGTCTAATTTTAACATTACTACAATGAAATGACATAAAAACAATAACAGACTTACGATAAGTAATGGAAGCAAAAGTATACGAGGCCGAGGCCGAGGCCGAGGTCGAGGCCGAGGTAAAACTAAATAATCCTAAATCAGCATTATCGTATTTGGAAATTAGCCAAATACGGAATCATAAACACGCGCCGGCGTCCGCAGCGGCATCGTCCACAGCGGCGTCGTCCGCAGCATCCGTAGCATCCGTAGCATCCGCAGCATCCGCAGATAAATATTTCTGTAATAACTGTAACCGAAACAATCACGTCTATAACAACTGCCGCGCCCCCATAACAAGTATCGGCGTCATTGCGTTCCGGTGTGGTGAAACCGGCCCCGAGTTCCTTATGATACGCCGCCGCGACTCATTCGGGTTCGTGGATTTTATTCGCGGCAAATATTCGCTCAACGACGAAGCGTATATCCAGCGCATCATCGACGAAATGACGATGGCCGAGAAGGCGAACCTGATGCGGCTTACATTCGACCAGTTATGGCGTTTGTTATGGGGCGAATATACGCGCGGGAGTCAGTATAAAAATGAAGAGCATGTATCGTTTGAGAAGTATCGCCAGGTGCTGGGGGGGATACGGACGAAGGACGGCCGCGTGAAAACCCTCCAACAGTTCATCGATGAATCCGCGACACGATGGACCGAGACGGAGTGGGGGTTTCCGAAGGGCAGGCGGAACTACAATGAAAAAGACCTGCCATGCGCATTGAGAGAGTGTCTGGAAGAGACGGGATATGACATCACCGCCGATAATGTGATACAGAATATCGCACCATTTGAAGAGATATTTATGGGGTCGGATATGAAGTGTTATAAACAGAAGTATTTCCTCGCGATGGTGGATTTAGATAAGAAACCGAAAAAGGCGCACGACATTATGGAGGTGGGTCTAATGAAATGGATGTCGTTTGAAGAGTGTATTCACGCAGTGCGGCCTTACAATTTAGAAAAAATCGGGATTGTGCGTAAAATCAATAACATATTGTCCCGCTACAGAATATTTTGAGATTTATCGTTCCCTTTTATTTCGTGTAGATATATAAAGGAACACGGGGTATAATAATACATACCTAGAAATAGAAATAGGAATGGAAGAAGAACATGAAAATGTGCCAATGGAATTGTCGGTGGCGTCGGTTGCTGCTGCTGCGCTTTCGGTGATGCCTGGGAAAAATACCGCTCGCACGATAAAGCCGAAGCCGAAGCCGAAGCCGAAAGCAGGCGCTGCCGCCGCCGCCGCACCTGTAGTGACCCCCCGAGAGAATATCGAAAGAATGAAACGCGACCTCGAGGAAGGGCGCAAACGCCTGTCGCCCGAAGAAATCAACAACCCATTTAGTAAGGAGTTTAATAAGCTGCTTTTAAAAAAAGAACTGCTCGAACGAGAGATGACGCTTCATGACATCGGAATATTGCCGGGAGACGAAGGCGAGCCGGGCCATCATGACATCGGAATATTGCCGGGAGACGAAGGCGAGCCGGGCCATCATGACATCGGAATATTGCCGGGCGCCAGCGACGGCCTCTACCCCACCCTAAACGACCCCAATTTTAATACCAAAATCGCCCTTCGAAAAGAGTTCTTTGATACCAAGATGGACGTAGACCACACGAAAAGCGTAGAAGAGGAGGCAGAGATTCTGTGTAACGCCCAGATAGAGCTCGCGCCCAACCAGCAATTCGTCCGCAATTTTCTCTCGGTAGAAACGCCCTATAATAGTTTGTTGTTATACCATGGACTCGGGACGGGGAAGACCTGCTCGGCGATTAGCGTGGCGGAGGAGATGCGTGATTACATGAAACAGATGGGGATTACCCAACCCATCATTGTGATTGCGTCACCCAACGTCCAGGAGAATTTCCGGCTCCAGCTCTTTGACGAACGCGAACTCCGAGAGATTGAGCCGGGTGTATGGAATATTCGCGCATGCACGGGGAATAAATTCATTAAAGAAATAAACCCGATGAATATGAAGGGGCTGACGCGTGACAATATCATTAAACAAATCCGGCGCTTGATTTCGTCGCATTATTCGTTTTTCGGGTATAATGAATTCGCGAATTATGCGCGGACACACGCATCCAGTGTGGGGATTTCACAGGATGATATAGTGATACAGGAAGTGAGGCGCAAAGGCGCAAAGTCGGCGGCGGCGGCGGCGGCGTCGTCGGCCATCGCGGTCCGAAAGGGCCGTAAATCCACCGCAGAAGCAGCTGATATGGAGACCCTCGCAATCGAAACGCTTTCGGTCGTGAAGTTGCGTAAATTATTCGCGAATACGCTGATTATTATTGACGAAGTTCATAATATCCGCATCACGGATGATAACCGCGATAAACGTGTGGCGAAGATTCTCTTTCAAATCGTCCAGAAGGTCAATAATGTGCGCTTGCTGCTTCTCTCGGGAACACCAATGTATAACAGTTATAAGGAGATTGTCTGGTTGATAAACCTGATGAACCTGAATGACCGGCGCGCAACGATTGATATCGCGGATGTCTTTGATGACAGGGGGAATTTTCGTTTGGACGCGGAAGGTCGAGAGATTGGTATGGAATTACTCGTCAGGAAAGCGACCGGATATGTTTCGTTTGTGCGCGGAGAGAACCCGTATACATTTCCGTATCGCATCTTTCCCAGAGAACACTCGCCGGAACATTCATTACTGGCGGGAGCCGCGGCGGGCTACCCGCGAACCCAATTGAATGGGCGTCATATCGACCAGCCTATCGAGCATATTGATGTATATATGACCCAGGTGGGCGATATCCAAGAAGCAGCATACCGTTTTATTATCAGTGATATGAAGGCAATGTATATTTATAAAAAGACCGCGATGGCGCGGCGGAAAAAGGCAGTCGCAGCCGCAGCGGAGGCCACTGGAAAAGGGAAAGGCAAAAAGGCGGCCGCACCCGCCGCCGCCGCCGCCGCCGCCGCCGGAGGCATCGACGAAACAACCGTCGTCGAATCTGCGGATTTCCCTTCTTTTGAAAATATGGATACGATTGGTTATGCGGCCGTCCAGCGACCCCTAGAAGCGCTGAATATCGTATATCCGCACCCATCTCTCATCGAGTATATAAACGACCCCAATGACGAGTTTGATATTGCGGCGTGTATCGGCAAAGAAGGTCTGCGGCATATTATGT